GGGCACACTCGACGCAACAGAGTGGGTCGGCGCGTTGAACTTCCCCGACCAGCGAAAAGTTGCGGCGACGGGCAAATACTACATCGACTTCAAGACCGGCGCGGACCAATACGACAAGGATGTGAATCGTGTCGCGGACCGCATCTACAAAGCGGTCAAGCAGGCGCTTGCGAAGATGCAGATACACGAAGGCTTCCTTGACTTGTTCAAACGGGGTAAGAAGCCGGACATCCGGTGCGGCGAGTGCTTTAAGAAGTTCGTCGGGTCAGAAAACTGCCCGGACGGCGACTATACGTGCCCCTACTGCGGAAGCATCGACGTTGAGATGATGCACTTTGACGATGACTTCGAAGAGTCGGTCGATGTGGCGTGGAGCGAAGCCGCAGGCGACAAGTGCGATGACTGTGGGAAAGCGGACGGCGAGGTCCTCACCGACAGCGGCAAGACAGTCTGCAAAGCGTGCGCCCACAAGCGCGGGATGGCAACGTTCCGTAGCGAGTCCGCGCCCTTCACACCAGAAAAGTGGGTAACGTGCCCCGCGTGCAAGGGTGCGCCGCGCAAGCCTGGCCGCGTCATCGACCAATGTCCTGTCTGCTACGGCGATGGGAAAATCCCCGAAGCAGAACTGAAGACTTACTATCGTGAGGCGTGGGAGAAAGACCCGAACTGCGCTCAATGCCGCAAGCCTCTCTCCGCGAGCGATGCGAAACTGGGCACCGTCTGCGGGAAGTGCGCGTCGGGCAACAAGACCAAGATATACGCGAAGGAAGAGTCCCTACCGCACAAGGACATTCAGCGTATCTTTGATGAAACGGGCGACATTGCGGAGACAGAACTTATCTGCGGCGTCAGCGACGTAAAGGTCAATGCACAGGGGGATGTTGTGTCATACGTTGCAGAAGATACCGAAGAGGACCGTGCCTATCGCCGGACCTATGGATGGGACCGCAAGGGGAAGGTCATCTTCTCTGCGCCGGGACGCTTGACGTTGGATGATGTCAAGGAAGTCTCTCCCGAAGTCGTGAAGATCGATGTGCGCGGGGATGAATACAGCGGGGATGAGGACCGTCACGGGTTCGCCAACTTCAACCTCTACAAGGACTGGGGTCGGCCGAAGGAGATCGTCGCTCGCCTCGCACGGATCGGTGTCCCTGCGGAACCCAGCTACTCTCCGTATGTGGATATGGTCGCGGTGAGCGTCCCGACAAAGTATGTAAAGAAAGCCGGTAAAGAATTGTATGGAGAGTCGCATATGATCAAGGAAGAGAAAGAAAAGCTCCTCTGCCACGACTGCGGAAACGTCTGGATGGGCGACTTCCCTGCGAAGTGCCCAGAGTGTGGCTGCCGCAAGTGCGTTCGCACCGATGAGCCGCTATCGGAGGCTCTAAATACCATGCGGACACGTTCGGTCCGTCTACTCGCAGGGAAGTAAGGAACACCTATGAAACTCATCACAGAAGTATGCGAAAGCGTGAAGCCCCTCATCGTTGAGGAAGCGGGCGCGAAGTCCTACTTCGTGGAAGGGCCGTTCCTGCAAGCGGAGATCAAGAACCGCAACGGGCGCGTGTATCCGCTTGAAATTCTCACGCGAGAGGTGCTTCGCTACACCAAAGAGTTCATCCGTGAAGGACGGGCGCTTGGCGAGCTTGGACACCCCGACTCTCCGCAGATCAACTTGGACCGTGTGTCGCACATGATCACCGAGATGACGCAGAGTGGTAATGACTTCCACGGGAAAGCCAAGATCCTCCACACCCCAAACGGCCAGATCGTCAAGGCGCTCATCGATGAAGGCGTCAAGCTGGGTGTCTCCTCACGGGGCGTCGGGTCGCTGAAGACTACCTCGCAGGGGAACATTGTGGGCGAGGACTTCTACTTGGCCACCGCAGCGGACATTGTTGCCGATCCATCGGCCCCTAATGCGTTCGTGCGGGGGATCATGGAGAACAAAGAGTGGGTGTGGGACGGTGGGGTGCTCACAGAAGCACAGATTCGGCAATACAAGCGGGAGCTACAGGAAGCGCCGAAGAAGAAAGTCGCGGAAAAGCGGCTCGTAGAAGCCGCAGTCTTTGAGCGGTTCCTGAAAGCCATCAAAGTGAACGGAACAACGGTATTGAAGCGCCGCTAATACTAAATAATAACCGAAATCGTTTTGGTAGATTTCCTCAAGCGAGGTAAGCAGCAATGGCAGACTTGGTCAACTCAACTCATAAAGAGCGTCTTTCTCCGAAGAACAGCGAAGCTTCAAACCTGAAGGGCGGTTCCTACGAGACTCTTGGTGGCCCAACGTGGGATAACACCGGGGGCGACGACGCATACAAGATCGATGCTGCTAAGGGCATCGGTACGGACACAACGATCCCGAAGGCTGTCGGCGCTGAAGCTTCGCACCTCAAGACCGTCGCAGAAGATGACGAGCTTGACATCGATTTCGGCGACGAAGGCGAAGGTCCTTCCGACGTTGACGACCTCGACCGCGAACTCGACCAGTTTGAAGATGCTCCTCCCGTAGAGGTGTCCATCGACGATGAGGACGACGAGCAGGTCAAGGAAGAGACTGATGCGGCCGAAGATGGCGAGAAGGCCAAAGAGGACGCAAAGGACGACGAACTTCAGGAAGACGAGCAGCCACCTTGGCTCAAGAAAGACGGAGACAAGGAAGAGGATGACAAGGAAGAAGTGAAGGAAGAGGACGAGAATCCTTTTGCCAAGAAAGACGATGAAAACGGCGACAAGGAAGAAGTCAAGGAAGAGGACGAGAATCCTTTTGCCAAGAAAGACGATGAAGAGGATAAGAAGGTCGAAGAGGCCGTGAAGATCCGCATCAAGCTTCCTGACGCAAAGCTCTTCGAGTCTGCGAACATGAGCGCCAAGACACAGAAGAAAGTTGGCGTCGTATTCGAGGCTGCTATCCGCGAAACGACCAAGCAGGTCGCCGCACAGCTTCATCGCCACTACAAGAGACTGTTTGAGTCGCGTTCCGCAAAGCGCGAAGCCGTCCTTGCCAAGCAGATGGACAGCTACCTCAGCTACGTGGTTGAGGAATGGAACAAAGCGAATCAGGTTCAGATCCGTCAGTCGCTCCGCGCACAGCTTGCCGAGGAGTTCTTGTCTGGACTACAGCGCCTGTTCAAGGAACACTACATCGCTGTTCCTGAGAGCAAGGTCAATGTCGTTGAGAAGTTGACTGAGGAAGTGCAGGGGCTCCGTCGTGAACTCAATCGTGTCCACGGCGACAAGCTGAAGCTTCGCAGACTTGCTGAAGCTGCGAACAAGGCCCGCATCGTGGCTGAGTTCGGCAAGGGACTGAGCGAGGCGCAGGGCGCCAAGCTTCAGAAGCTCGCAGAGAGCACCCCGTATACGTCAGCAAAGGACTTCCGCGAGAAGGTGACGCTGTTGAAGGAAAGCTATTTCGCAAGCAATCCATCAGCAAAGACACCGAAAATGACGCGGTTGCCGGAAGATGATGTTCAAGAACAGGTTGTTCCGAAGTCACTGAGACAGAGCAACGACCCGTTGGTAGACACAATTGCCCAAACGCTCTCGTCACAGGCAAAGGCGTCCCAGTGGTAAATCGGCGCGTAAGCCACTAGATTTCTAAATACACCCAGAGGCGCCCGTCATAACGAAAGCGCACAGATTGTAGGAGTTAACACAAATGGCAGACCAGATGTTTCTGACCGAAGAAGTGAAGAAGAAGTGGGCACCGGTAATCGATCATCCTGACGTTCCGGCAATCAAGGAGTCATGGAAGAAGAGAGTTACCACCATTCTTCTCGAAAACACAGCGCGGGAGCTTAAGAACGTTCCCTCTGTGCTACAGGAAGACGCTCCTGCAAACTACGCTGGCGCGTTCCCACGGGCGGACCTTCAGGGGTTCGATCCTATTCTCATCTCGCTCATCCGCCGGTCGATGCCGAATCTCATCGCCTACGACATCTGCGGTGTGCAGCCGATGACGGGTCCTACGGGCCTCATCTTCGCCCTCAAGTCGCGTTACACGACCAACGCGAACGGCGCGAACGAAGCTCTGTTCTATGAAGCCAACACGGCGTTCTCATCTGCTGGCCTCGGTGGGTCGCAGACAGGTACTTCGCCGACGACCAACAGCACAGGCGGACTCGCCAATAGCACGGAATACACCTACGCAACGGGTATGACGACGCTACAGGGTGAAGGTCTTGGACCCCGCTTGTCGGCTGTGAACGCATCAGGCGCGATTGCTCCGAATACGAGCATCCCTGAAATGGCATTCAGCATCGACAAGGTGACCGTGACTGCAAAGACACGGAAGCTCAAGGCTGAATACACGATTGAGATCGCGCAGGACCTCAAGGCTGTGCATGGACTGGACGCTGAGACCGAACTCGCGAACATCCTGTCGGCTGAAATCCTCGCCGAGATCAACCGTGAGATCGTTCGCACGATCTACTTCTCGGCTGTGACTGGCGCGAACAACAACACCAGCACCGCAGGGATCTTCAACCTCGACACCGACTCAGACGGACGCTGGATGGTGGAACGCTTCAAGGGCATGTTCTTCCAGATCGAGCGCGAAGCCAATGCTATCGCAAAGGCAACCCGTCGTGGGAAGGGCAACATCGTGGTTTGCTCGTCTGACATCGCAAGCGCACTTGCGGCCGCAGACATCCTCCACTACCAGAGCGCATACGATGCCAACCTGACTGTGGACGACATGGGCAGCACGTTCGCCGGAACGCTACAGGGACGCTACAAGGTCTACATTGACCCGTATGCTCCTATCAGCAACTACCAGCACTTCGTTGTTGGCTTCCGTGGCGCATCGCCGTATGACGCAGGGCTGTTCTACTGCCCATACGTTCCGCTCCAGATGCTTCGCGCTCAGGACCCCAACTCGTTCCAGCCGAAGATCGGGTTCCAGACTCGTTACGGAGTGGTCGCAAACCCATTCAGCAACGCAGACGGCACCAGCGACGGTTCGGTCGTGTCAAACACGAACCAGTATTACCGGAAAGTGTCTGTCAGCAACCTCATGTAAGCTTGCTGCATAGCACAACATCGACAGGGGCGAGCTATCCTAAATGCTCGCCCCTTCGTGTTTTAGGGGGCTAAATACCCCATGTGGGCCGAGCGCCCCACCAAGAAAGACAGAGCAATACTATGTTTACCATTTTCCCCAACATCGGTAACACCCTATGAACACCAAAGACCCTCTCGTAGAAGCGGCAGCCAAACTCCTTTCCGAAGGTTCCGACTTGAGCCGATTTCTCAAGGACACGCTCGCGGAGTCCAGAGACTATCATTTCACGGATGTCATCCAAGTCGCGGTGGCGCTGTTGGACTCTGCGGGGCGTCGGGCCCGTATAGAGGACGCGAGCATCGGCGATAAGCTCCAGATCGTCGCACGCCAACTCGACAGACTTGTGGATAGCTACTAACATGAACACTAAGGACCCCCTCATCACCGCGACGGTCAAGGTGCTGTCTGAGGCTGTCAACCTTAAAGCGTTTAATGACGGGATAACATACGTCGGAACGTGTGTGGGGTGCGATACACGATACACCGTTCAACCGGGCAGTCGTTATACCGGTGGGGGTCTCGCCTACGGCACGTATCGCTGCGCGTTCTGTGGCAGCACATACCTCCGTTTCAAGGAAGAATAATGGACACCAAAGACCCTCTCATCGAAGCCGCCCAGCGGATACTTGAAGCGCAAACACGCGACACGGACGACATCAAAACAGAGATCCGTGAAGCGGTGTATGACATCGTGCAGGAAGCGGACCTCACTCGACGCTGCCAAGCCGCAGTTACGAAAGTTCTTCGCCAGCACCCAGAACTCAGTTCAGCCGACCAGCGGGAACTTACGAACTGGTCGTGGCTCGTCATTCGAGACTTTGGAGGCGGCGGGGGAGGTATGCGTGGATAACAAAGACCCTCTCGTTGAAGCCGCCGTCAAAGCACTCGCAGAAAACGAACGAGTCGGCATAGAATACTCCGACCGTCTGGTCCCCCTTGACCCTTCGGTGCAACAGCGTGTCAAGAAACTTGTGGACCTATGGGGTGTCGGGAAAGAAGAACAGGCCACTAAGCTTGCGTATGAGTGGGTCAAAACAGGCACACTATCCTACGGCGCGTTCCACAACTTCATTCAGCACTTGATTTACTAATGGGCGACGACATCCTCATCTACGAACCGACAGAACGGTTCAGCAGCACGAACATCCTCTATGGGAATCACTTTCGGTTCCACATTGAGGCGCTGCCCGACTTGACGTTCTTCGCGCAGAGTGTGGTGCTCCCTAGCATCCTCAGTTCTGCGGTGAAGCGTGCGACTCCGTTTGCGACGGTGCAGGAGGTCGGGGACCATCTGGAATACGGGACGTTTGATGTGAACTATCGCATCGACGCGCAGTTTAAGGCGTATACCTCGCTCCTGTGGTGGCTCCAAGGCTACGGGTTTCCGCACTCGTATGAGGAAGTCAAGCAGTTCCGCGAGACACGGAGCAAGCGTATTGCCAATCCGCGTCCCATCGTGCGAGAAGTAGAGAAGACCTCCGCGATTCTCTATATCCTAGAACCGGATACTGAAAAGAGCATCGTGGAGATTCAGTTTAGTGATGTGTTCCCCGTTTCGTTGGGCCAGCTTGACTTTGTGACGACCAGCACCGATGCGGCAGAGTTAACCACGGTGGTCACGTTCCGCTGCACCGTATTTGACGTAGTGCCGACACTCTAAATAAGAATACTATGCCAGAACTCATCGACCGCATCACACTTTGCCTACGTAAGTTCGCGCCTAAAGGGGGCACCTACACGGTCCTCACGCGCCCGGATGGAACGATGCGACTTGAACTGACGAATGCGGATGGTGATAAACTTGGCGGAAACGGGCCGTCGCTCGACGCGGCGCTCGCGGTGCTGGAGGCACGACTCGTATGAATTTCATCCAACGTTTCCTAGCTCCACGCTCACCAATCCTTGGTGGAGAAGTGGTCCTACAATCCAAACTCTCCGGCACCATCTATCGCCCCAAGTGGAACCTCCTGTCTGTTGACGTAGAGCAGCGGCTGCGGCATCTGCTCGCTATCAACACCGATGTGACAGAACTTGCTCGCGCTTTCGGCGGAAGTCTCGTTGAACGTGGGGTGCTCTCAACTCGCGTCGTCACGACAGCAGGCGTCACCGCGCTGGCCGCAGCGTTCGCGGGCACATTCACCATCAGTAACTTCAAGTATCACGGGTTCGGGACAGGCACGAACAACGAAGGTATCGCTGATGTGGCACTCCAAACAGAACTGACGACCCAGTATGCGCTTGACAGCACGCGCCCGACAGGGTCGCAGTCATCGACGGGTGGGGTCTATACAACTATCGGGACGCTCGCACCGGATACTGGGGGCGTGATTGCGATTACGGAACACGGGCTGTTCTCCGCGACCAGCGCAGGCACACTATGGGACCGCTCGAAGTTCGCCGTCATCAACCTCACCGCAGGACAGGACTCGCTCCAAGTCACGTATGAACTCACCTTGCAGTCGGGCGGTTAAGTATGGCGATTGCTGTTAGCACAGACCTTGTCAACGTCAACCTCGCGGACGCAACGACGAACTATCTCTCGTTAGGATCGCCCACCGCCGGGTTTGCGACGGCTATTGCTGCGAGCCCAGACACCTATGTGCAATCCGCGAACTGCATCGGTGGTCGTGTCTCAAACAACACCAACTGGGCGCTCACAAACGCAGCCGCCGCCATCGACTTCTCCAGCAACGGCGCGCACATCTATCAATGGCTGAAGTCCATTTCCGTTCCACAGATGGACAGCAAAGCGAACGGCGGACTCGCGGTCTCCATTTCAAGTGATGCGACTCCCACCATTGTGGGCGCCTCCCCAACATTCGGGCCCTCAAACGGAAAGTCGTGGTTCGTTGGTGGCGCGGAAGATGCGCTCGCAGGATGGGTCTGTTACGTTGTCGATCCACTCTCGACGCCCGACGCATCCAACGGTACCTGTAACACCTCCGCTATCAGACGTATCGGTGGTCGTGAAAAGGTTGTCGCCGTCGTTGGAGCAGGCGCGGTCCGTCCTGTGAACTTTCTACTTGACGCGACACGCTACGGCACAGGGCTCACCTACACAGGTGACACCTCAGGGACCCCCGGCACGATGGCGGACATTCTTGGTATCGCCGCGAACAGCACGAATGCGTGGGGTATTCTCACGCAGGACAGCAACATCTACTTCGGCGCGGGAAAGTTCAACTTTGGGACCACCACACAGTCTGCGAACACCAAGTTTGATAGTAAGGGCGACACGTTCGTATGGCGGAACTTTCCTGTTGCGAACACCCACTATCAGTTTATCGTGCGTTCGTCTGCGGCCAGCACAAACAACACCACACTCACGTTCGGCAGTTACGATTCAAACACCGGGCTGGTATCTGACGGCACAACCGTCAAAGGTGCAGGGAACCCGACAGGGAACACACACGCCGTCTGGACGCTTGATGTGGGGCAGTATGGGGTCGTGAGTCTCTTTGGATCGCAGTTCTCAGAGATGCGGGCCGCGACACTCACGCAGAATACAACGATTCGTGGATGCACGTTCAAGAACTTCGGGACTATTACACCGAACGGCGCCACCATTGTAGACTGCACGTTTCAGGACGTAAAGAACACGGCCCCCATTTCCGGGCAGACCGCACTTATCATCAATGCCACCACGGACTTGGCTGCCATCACGGACAGCAAGTTCATCAACTGCAATCGCGCTATTCGTATCACCGCGAACGGGAGCTACACCGCGAACGGGCTCACCTTCGTCGGTAATGCGTATGACATTGAGAATACTGCAACCGGCAACGTGACGATTGAGTGTATCAACTCCGCGAACCCTGCGACATACATAAATACCAATGGCGGAACTACGAACATCACCAACCCCAAGACGCTTTCGATGTCGGGGCTGGTCAGCGGGTCGGAAGTGTATGTGTATCTGTTCTCCGACTTGACAGAACTCGCGGGAAACGACAATGTAACCGGCACATTTTCGTGGAACTACAACGCGAATAGTGCGAACATCTTTATCACCGTGACGAAGCCGGGATACAAATGGCTCCGTTACGACAACTTGCAATTGGGGTCGTCGGGCATCACATTGTTGGTGCAGCAACAAGCCGACCTTGGATACTTGAACCCGGTAGGACCATAATGGATTCGAAGCACATTCACATTATACAATCATCCGTTCGTGAGTTGATCGGAAAAGACGGATACACGAACCTACACGAAATCGTCTTTGATGATGGCGTCGTGACACCAATTACGGGTCGAGCGCACCTTGGCAACGGCCTGTGGAAATTCTGGAATAGCGATAGCGCCGTTCTTATCGAAGCGCAGGAGATTGACTAATGGCTAAGATTATCGATCCCGATCTGTTGGGCGTTGGTGTAGAACTAACGGTCAATACGTCGGCCAAGACGTTTACCTTGAACGTCGCCAACAACTACGTGGCGAAGGATGGAGCAACCGCACAGGCGCTGTATTCCAAGTTCGTTGAGTTGTGGACGACCGCAGACTACAACAAGTATCCCTTCCCCGGATACGTCATCGGAGACCCCCGCGCAGGCATGTTCGTGTGGGGCTTCGACGGTGCATCGTATAACGGATGGAAGCCTGCTGATGACTCGACCCGTCAGGGTCTGCGTGACGCAGGATGGTCGGAATACTTGGCCAATGGCGCCCTCGCGCGGCAGTATGTCGGTGTGGTCTCCCTTGGTAACATCAACCCCGGCGCGCAGATTTACTACCAGAAAATCTCTGGCGGTCCTGCGGCGAATACGACCTTCACAGACGAACTGAACGAAGGCCTCCAAGTCTTCGGGGATGCCACCAACGGCGCCTTCGATGACCGCGACTTCTTCCAGATTTTCGTCCGTGAATACGCCTACAAGTATGCTCAGGCGTCCCTCACCGCTATCGGTGAGTCCACCACGGGTGCGTGGAAGATCGGTCTGCCTCTCACGAACGAAGCAGACATCAAGATCCTTGCCAACGACGCGACCGTATCTTCGAATGCGCCGTATACTGCCATCGATGTCACCTACTGGGGCTCGACAGCAACCCGAAACATCGGTGGTACGGAATACGACTTCTCCGTAGTCATCGACGGCGCGAGCGCGAACGCAGAGAACATCTACACGAAGGTCCAGTATCTCTTGCGCCAAGCGACCGACATTGACGCGAACACTAGCGGCGTCATCGGAAAGACGGCAAGTCCTCTCCTCTACTTCGTCGGTGACACGCTCTATACGACGAACGGCGTCTACATCGACAACTATAACCCGAACGACATCAACCGACTCGTCTTTTACGACGATACTGGTGCCCCTCGCCAGGAACCGTATACGGCCGCCGGGTCGCTCAACTTCAACAGCCCGCTGCAAACGGGAAATACAAACGGCTACTACCGCATGTATTTCACGACGAACCCCGCAGGCAACTATGGGGCTGCTGATGCCGTCGTTGTCGAAAACGCTGCGGGCGCAAACATCGCAGGAGTCGTCAACGCATCATCGATTTCATGGACCTTCGCATATGACACCAACGTGCAGGGTGGACGCGCCAACGCGACGACCGCTGCGGTGACCGTCGTCGCTGGTAACCCGGGTTATGCAAAGCCTGTGGTTGTCACACACAACATCACTCGCGCCGTAGGACAGGCAATCACGTTGACGGCTGAACAGGATCGCGGATACAGCAACCCCGCGTAACCTAAGTTGGGATGACCCGTGGCTATTGAATTCGACGGGCCCACGAAACGTATCAACCTCACCACAGGTACGACCACGCTCAACGTGGTCGACCTGTGGAGTCGTTGGGTCGACTGGGTCTCAACTGATGACAACTCCAAGTATCTTCCTGCGTTCTCGTCTGTCGGCGGCGACAGCATCGACCAAACGGCTGGGACGACCATCCCCATCTACGCCTTCCTCATCAACGGTTGGCGCATCAAGCCACAAGAAGCCAGTCACACACTCAGCGTTCCCGGCGGCATCATTCTAGTCGATGGGGGCGGTGATCCCTTCGTCAATACGAGCGGTGCCTATA